AATCTTCAGTTTATCTTTCTGTTTCTGCTCCTCTCGTCGTCGTTTCTTCTCTGCTGCTTTTTCCGCTTTTTCGCGTTCTTTACTTCGTCGTTCGAGTGCTAATTGAGTTCCGTGTTCCGGGCAGCACCACCACTGATTTGAGAATGCCGGGTGAAACCATTCCTTACAGATTTTGCATTTCCTTCGCGCTGGTTTAGCCATTAAGCAGCCTCCCCTGTTACTTTAAGCATTCCGTTATCTAGCAGCTTTCTTGTCAGCCACTGTTGACCACGCCCGGTGATTTTTGTGGTGAACGATATCTGTATTCCGTGATTTGTATTGACCGCTGTTTCTTTCACTGTGAAATAGCCGCGATCCATATATTCCTGCATTGGCACATTGCGCCGGGCACCTGAAGCAATAAGGATTTTGTGATCGCGCATCCACGCAAACAGTTTGTTTGGACCAATACCAACAACCTTTGCAAAGTTTCCAATCAAAATTCCGCTGGCCTCGCCAACGCGATCGGCAAACTCAACTTTAGGTGCGGCAATTGCGAGCTGGTTTTCCAGTTGCATTTTCTGCTCAGCAAGATCAGCAGCAAGGCGCAACGCTTCTGGTAGCGTTTTGGGGATATTAACCGCAGCTTCTTCAAGCTCTCGCCAGCGGTCAACAAGGCGAGCGGTGAATTCCGGCGACAGCTGGGCTACAACGACAATACTGTCTCGCTTTCCTTGTTCGCCTTCGAAGACGTAATGCTCGTACTGAACATTGAACCCTAAGTTATTGATTCTTTCGGAAACCTCAATTTGAGGAAGCCGGATAACACCATTTTTAGCCAGCGTTTCGATGGTACGTTTCACATTGTCATGACGCTTACCCACCAACTCAGCGATTTCAATGCTTGTCATTTTGATGGCATTGCCATTTATTAACTCACTCATCGTCTTCTTCCTCGTACATTGAGCTATTCGGATCGCTCATCAGTTCTGCGCAGCAATCGGAGCACACGTGAACTTCCAGCACATGCAGCTTCTGACCGCAGTTAGCGCACGTTAAAGCCCGCTCGACGCTTTCTTTCTGGTATTGAAGGGATTGGGATGGACTAAGCATGGCTTTCACCATTAAAAAGTCGCTTGTAAGCATCAATGTCTCGTTTTGCTTCACCGAGCTTTCGTCTTAATTCCATGTTTTCTGATTCAAGCTTTTCCATGTCTTGCTGGTATCGGTCGCGGTGTTCTTTCCATGCTTTTTTATACGCCTTCATGTATGTCATGTTGGCCTTTCTCTTTGCCTGACGAACTGCGTGGTGGTTTTTCACAAACCAGTCAGGGTCGTTAAATGCTGCTCTGGCGCAGGTATACCAATAATTTGTTGCCTCCCTGTTTAGCCAATAAATACTGATAAATGGCAACCGGATAGACACCATTTTTCGTTGAGACTCTTTCTCGCCAAACATGTGCCCTTTTTTGATGCTAAGGCCAAATCCAGGTTGAATTAAAAGCATTGTCATGTCCTCTCACATTGAAAATTCAGCAATAAAAAACCCAGCCGAAGCTGGGTTTGTTAAGTTGTCAATTGTCAGTAGCGATGCAGTGAAGGCGGCAACTCTTTGTTCTTAAGCCTTTCCCATGCCAGAAGGTTCGTCGGCCCGTCAGGCTCATAAATATCTATATCCCGCGTGTGATTAATTAAAACGCCCCTCGCCCTCCCGATGATATACGAGAACTCATAGCCGTAGTCGTGGCATATGCCGGAATAGCCAGACTGAATCAGTTTTAATGCGGGATACAACTCACGGAACAATGCCTGTGAGCGGTTGGCATAATCCCACAGCCATACAAGGCTGTCTGTTTCTTTTGCGGAAAGCCCGTTGAGCTTCTTCTCTTGTTTGCCAGTATTTTTCTCGCACTGGCTGAAATAGCAGTCTTCCAGTTTTTCGAACACTTCCCACGCCCGATCGGTTTCGAGCATTTTTGCGTGACGGGCTGCGCCGCGTTCTGTCCAGAGGATGAGGGAGCGAACGTTACGGGCGATTTTCACAGAAGGTCTTAAAGACATGCTGTGCTTAAATTCGCGCAACTCCTCATTCTCAAGTAAAAAGTAGTGCTTACCGATAACAAATCGTCCAGAATTCCGATTGAAATTTTTTCGGATGTAATCTGGTTCTGTGCCATATAAGCTGGCAAGAAGCTCTGTAGTCACCACAGGTATATTACTAAATGAAATTATGGAGAGGGACTCCACGGAGATGGTTTTCATGCTTTATGTCCTACTTGATATTTTGATTTACCCCTTTTGAGAGGGTGACCGGGCGCTCAAAACCGCAAGTAGTCGGCGGGCATATTCCCATTGCTGGTGTTGTATTAGCCGCACGCCCGGTCATAAACCAAGAAGACTGGACACAAAAAAACCGCATGTCTGTCGGGCGCGGTAACCGCTACTTGCTAAGGTGTTTTGAGCACCATGAGGCGGAATATATCCCCGTTAATGCAGCATTGTCAAACGATCTGTTCTTTAAAGACTTAACGAGAAGCCTTTTCGGGAATTTCGATCTGACAATCTTGAAATATCCTGTAGAGTACGGCGCATTTCTTCCGTCAGATGCTTGAAGGCGTTAAATTCGGCGACAGCTGCATCGACGTTATAGCCCTTGCTGTGTAGCTCGTTGAGGATGCGCATAGTTGGGCTTGGCATATCGAAGAGCACAGAAACGTCCAGGTTAAGAGTTTTTCGATCAACATAGCTCATCATGGAGTAGGGGTGATGCTCTGAAAACCACGAGAGAGGGTAGTTGATAGATAGTGTTGATTCTGGAAGCTGAAGTTGTTCTGGGATTTTTTGACTGAAATAGCAGTCTTCCAGTTTTTCGAACACTTCCCACGCCCGATCGGTTTCGAGCATTTTTGCGTGACGGGCTGCGCCGCGTTCTGTCCAGAGGATGAGGGAGCGGGCTTTCGGGGAAATTTGTAACCCTCTTAAAGATGGTTGCAAATTTTGTGAGTTACTTAAAGTAACCCGCAAATTTTGTGAGTTACTTAAAGTAACCCGCAAATTTTGTGAGTAGTTTAAAGCTACCCGCAATTCTTTAAGGTCATTACCAACAACTTTGAAAAAGTGTTTCCCTTCAACGAAGCGTACTTTGTTCTCATGATGATTCTGGCGAATACGCACCGGCTCAGTGCCGTAAAGCTGCGCCAAAAGTTCGGTGGTAATAACAGGAATCTGGTTATGGGTGATCGGGGAGAGAGTTTCAACAGAAATTTTAGTTGTCATAATGACGCCCTCTGGTGGTTTCTTAATAACTCACCACCGACGACGCCAATCGTCTGGTGGTGAACTGTGCAGGGTTGGCGTAACCGGGAAACCGACCGGCGCGGATCTCTCCGCCCCCACACAGCCCACCATAATTCAGATGTGCGCGTGCATACGACAATAAAAAACACGCTCGCGGCGTGTATCTGTCGCGGTCTCTATCCAGGACGCCAATCCCGACGCCAGATTTTGCTGGCGTTTGAGGAATATAGCCCCGAATAAATCATCACGTCAATCACCTTGTTTTCCTCGCACGATGTCTTAGCCACCGGATATCCCACAGGTGAGCCGTGTAATTGAAGGTTTTTACGTCAGATTCTTTTGGGATTGGCTTGCGTTTATTTCTGGAGCGTTTCGTTGGAAGGTATTTGCAGTTTTCGCAGATGATGTCGGTGATACTTCGTCGCTGTCGCCTCATGCAGCCCTCCTGACGCCCAGCCCGATCGCCATCAATGCCGCTTTGGATACGGTAGTAAACATCCGTCGAGGACTGATGAACGGTCGCCAAATCAGCAACATTGAGCCTTTGCTGTTTCCCTTCTTCTCCAGCCCTGTCGATGGTTCGATAAAATTAATCCGTCCATCAGTGATAATGCGAACTTCGTCAACACTCTCCAGAGCCTTGCTGAACCATCCGACTGACATATCCTCTGGCACAAGCATAACTACCGTCTGTCGCTGTTGTATGCACTGCTCAGCGGCTTTTTCCACCCACGGCCTGATATTGCTGTACGGTGGGTTATTCCAGATTGCACCGTGGCTTACCCACTCAGAATTGAGCGCGTCGTCGACCTCAGTTAGCCAGTGAGCGCACAGAGCATTTTTGTCGCTCGCAGCTGAATCCAGCCAGAATCCAAACTCAATATCCAGCGCATCAAAAAGCCAGAGCGGCGTTTGCCAGCAGTCCTTGTCGTGTGCTGGCGTATTTGATT